AGGAATTCGGAATCGTTGGGAAGGCGGTCATGTTGTCATTCGCGCCATTGATTGCCACAATTAGCGCCATAACGAAAGCGCTTGAATTCTTCGGTGTCATTGAAGATTCAGCGACCAAGGCAATGAAAGCGAACGCCGAGAAAAGAACGGAATCGGCAATCAAAGAAGCGGACGCAAGAATCAACGCATTGAAGCGAACGCAATCACAACAAGACGCGCAAGCGCAACACGAAATCAATTTGATGAAAGCGTCCGGGAAGGAAACCTACCAAGCGGAATTGCAAAAACAAAAAGCGCACCTTCAAACGGGACGTGTGTTGTTGGAATCATTGAAACAAAAGCAATCAATTTTCAAAGCTGAAATGGCTATGTTGCTGGCGAATGAAGACCAAGATTCAGACCGTTACAAAGAATTAAAGAAACGATTGAAGGAAACGAACGACGCGATTTCGGAAACTTACAAAGACAACGTCGCCACGAAGAACGCCATTGAAGTCATGGTCGCGGAACACAACCATGAGATTCAACAAAAGGCGAACGAGAACGCGAAAAAGGCCTACGAAAAAGCGCAAAAGAATCGTGAAGAAATTCGCAAGGCGCAAGCGGAAGCCGACAAGAAAAGCGCCGAAGACCTGAAGGAACACAACAAACAAATGATTGCCGAAGAAGAAGCGCGCGACGAAGCAATTCGCCGTTCGAAAATGTCCGCAATGGAACTTGAATTGGACGACATTCAAACGCAATAGTTTGAAAAGAAAACACAAGCCGAACAACTCGGTGCGGAAGGGACTGAATTGGTTGCGAAATTAACGGCCGAAGAAGAATTGAAAAAAGCCGAAGTTCGAAAGAAATACGCGGACGCTGAACTTCAGGCGCAAGCACAACGAGACCAGCAACGACGCGAACGTCAAAAATTCCTGAACGATATTCTTTTGACCGACGAAGAAAAGGCGACCGAAGAATTGAATCAAACAACCGAAGAGGCAAAGAAAGAATTGTTGACGCGTTTGAATTCAGCCAACGAAAACGAACGAATCACTCAATCGGAATATGACAACGCCTTGGTCGCGCTTGCACAACAAAAAGAAGACAAGCTGAAAGAAATCCAAAAGGCGGGAATCGAAGCACGCAAAGCGCAATCCCAAAAAGACCGCGAAGAAGAATTGAAAGGTGTCACCGATTTCCTTGCGAACTCGCAAATGGTGTTGGATCACATGAAGACGGTTGACGCTTTAATGGACGAAATCGACCAAGCGCGAATCAATAAGTTAACGGAATCACGTGACGCCGAGCTTGCCGAACTCGATGCGAAAATGCAACAAGAATTGAACGTCGAAGGAACAACCGCCGAACAAAAGAAACAAATCGAAGAAAAGTTCGCGCAACAAAAATACCAGGTTCAACTGGAAGCGTTCAACGCTGAAGAAAAGATTCGAAAGCAACAATTCATGCGGGACAAAGCAATCAAGCTTGGTCAAATAGCAATCGACACGGCGTCCGCAATCGTTAAGGCAATCGCGCAATTTGGTCCGCCACCGTCCCCGGCTGGTATTGCGGGAATCGCGTCCGCTTCAATCATTGGAATCACGCAAGCGCTGGCCGTTGCGAATCAACAATTCAAGTCGGGTTCAGCACCAAGCGCGCCAAACATTTCAACGGGCGGGGGTTCAATGACGGGCGCAAGCGCTTCGTCGTTCAGTTCATCACCAACGCCAACGACATCGACGGCGGGATTGACGGAACAAGGAACACCAACACCGACCACGCAGTCAACGCAAGTTTACGTTTTGGAAAGCGACATTTCAGCGACGCAAAACAAGGTCAAACTTCAGGAAGCCAAAACAAGTTTCTAAGCCACGACCGACCGCGCGTTGTTAGGAATGTTTCATTGATTGACAAGCAACCATAAGTTCGAAGCAATTCTTCGGCCTTCGGAATGTTGTCTTTGTGAAGCTTGACGTTGTGACCTTTGCGAATGTATTCGGGAAGGTTCATGTTCAGGTATATTGACTTGATGAAATGGTTGTATCGTTGCCATTCAATAAGTTCAAAGATTTCAATTAACTTGTCGGAATTCATTAACACGGGCGAATGCGTTTCGAAATTCCACAACGGGCGGTCGTAGTATTTCAAGAATTCAATCGTGTTGAACATTGTTTCACGATAATGCGAAGGGTTTTGTGGAATGATTTCAAGCGTTCCCGAATGAATCGGAATGTCGGCGCGAAGTTTTGGTGTCACGAAGAAATCGTCGTTCATGTATATGAATTCACCGCCACGTTGACGCGCGTATGTCAAGACCTTGTTCGTCACGTCCGCACCGCGAATGTTGTTCAACTGGGGACAAGGAATGTTGTCAATGGTTGCGACCTTGTCGCCAACGGTTACGATGTGCGCGTCGGGAAATGACATTCGAATGAATCGGATTGATTGTTGAATGTCGAAGTCGTCACGACCGCGTCGGTAAGGGAACACAAATGTCATCGAACAAAAATACTTAATATATTAACATGAGAAAAGATTTACCGATTTACGAAATCATGATTGACTTGGACGATCCCGAAACAACCGTTTCGTTCAATTCATTGGTTGAATTTCCAGCGCACGAAAAGAATTTTGAAACATTCAACAAGCGCGTTGCCTACCATTTCAACGAAGAACAACAAGTCATCACGGGGATTGCGATTTCAGCCGACACACCGATTTACCGCTACGATGAAAATTCGAAAGAGGAATACTACGTCGTTTTCAAAAAGGACGCCATTCGCGACATCATTCTTGATTACGCCCGAAGGAACAATTTCAACAACGTGAACCTTGACCACAATCCGCACAAGGTCGTGGACGGCGTCTTCATGGTTATGTCGTATCAAATCGACAACGAACGTGGATTCACCGCACCCGAAAGATTCAAGGACGCGAACGACGGTTCGTGGTTGGTTTCGTACAAAGTTACCGACAAGGCGCTATTCGAAAAAGCAAAGAACGGCGAATTCAACGGGTTCAGCATCGAAGGCGTTTTCACCTTATTGGAAACGGACAAGACCAAGGAATCCGAATTCGAAGCAATCTTGAAAGAGGTTCAATTTTGGCGACGCAACATCGAACGAATCCGAATGTTCAACGATTACCCGGAAGCCGTTTCGAACAACGCAAAACGCGGAATCGAACTAAATCAAAAGTACGGGAACAAATGCGCCACGAGGGTCGGCCGTTTACGCGCAACCACCTTGGCGAACCGCGACACCGTTTCGGTGGCAATCATAAAAAGAATGTATTCGTATTTATCACGCGCCGAAGCTTACTACAATGAAAGCGACGAAAGCGCTTGTGGAACGATTTCATTTTTGTTGTGGGGTGGTAAAGCTGGACTTCGATGGTCGGAAGCTAAATTGAAAGAAATTGGTGAATTTTCGAACAAGAATACTTAATAAGAATAATAACACATGAACGCATTTGAAAAAGTATTAAAAGAACTTGGTGCAATCAAGACCATGTTCGCAACCGCGTCCAAACAAAAGTTTGAAAGCGCGACATTATTGGATGGTGAAACAACCATTGAATTCGATTCACTTGAAGTCGGTCAACAAGTTTTCATCGTAACGCCTGAAGGGCAAATTCCCGCACCTGAAGGAACGCACGCGCTTGGTGGCGAATATACGGGCGTGACCATCAACGTTGACGCGGACGGATTCATCACCGAAGTGCTTGATGAAAGGACAACCGAAGAAGAAGCACCGGTCGAAGAAACACCGGTTGAACAATCGATGTCCGCTGAACAAGTCGAAGCAATAATCAACGGAAAACTTGAAACATTCGCAACAACTTTCGAAGCGGTTGCCGAAATGGTGAAAAGTATTTCCGAAGACAACGCAAAACTTCGTGGTGAAATTGCGACGTTGAAAGCTGACTTCGAAAGCTTCAAGGCAATGCCTTCGAATGAAACAAAGGAAAGCGAGAAATTCGCGCGAGCTGGCAACTTGACTGCTAAACAACAATTTTTGAAAACCTATAAAAACCTATAAAAAATGTCAATTAAAAAGTATGTAAAATCAAATTTCGACTACGACGTTTCAGGATTGAACGCGTATGTTGACGACCAACGTGAAGACCTTATTCACCGTTCGGTTACTGAAGCGCAAACGTTAAGCTACATCGCGATTCAACAAGGAATCAAAGGAACTGAAGACCTTAAATTGTTAAACGATTCAATCATTTATCAAACTGGCGATTGTTCCATGTCACCTTCAGGCGACACCGTGTTCACCGACCGACAAATTTCCGTTGAAACAATCGGTTACTTGAAAAGATTTTGTCAAAAGGATTTGGCTGGATTCTGGACGCAACTTGCGCTTCGTCCCGGTGCAATGGCTGAAGACAAAACCTTACCATTCGAACAAGTTTTAATCAACTATCTTTTAGAACTTCACGCGTTCGAACTTGAAAAATTGATTTGGCAAGGGAACAAATTGAGTGGTGTTGGCAACTTGGCGTTCATGAACGGATTCAATCAATTCTTGACCGTTGCAAACGGATGTGTTGACTTGAATCAATGGGGTCAAACTCAAATCGACGCAACCAACGCATTCGACATATTTTACGAAGCGTTCACCGAAACACCAGCAAACATCGCCGAAGGTCAAGATTTCATTTGCTTCACCGGTCGTGAAAACTTCAATTTCTTATTGAAGAACTTGGTTGACTTAAACCTTTATCATTTTGCACCAAATCAAATCGGAACAATGAGTGAAATCTTGTTGCCGGGTACAAATATGCGCGTTGTCAAAGTGAACGGGTTGAACGGAACGACAAAGATTTACACTGGTCGCGCTTCACATTTCTATTTCGGAACTGACCTTTCAAGTGATTTCGAATCTTATGACTTGTGGTATTCATTCGACGACGATGTGATTTACTTACGTTCTAAATTCCGCGCTGGTGTTCAGGTTCCATTCTTGAACCAAGTCGGAACATTCGAAGGAATCTAAATTCATTAACGGGGGGATTCGTCCCCCCTTTGTTAAACTTAAAAAAATAAAAGA